CAAGAATCTCTGCGCGGCTACCTTCAAATGTGACCTTCATCGTAATTAAATGTTTACTATTTACTGCACTTCAACCGGCTTCTGACCGACATAGACGTTCATTCCATGATCGTTCACAACTTCTGCTAAAATTTCACGTGCCTCGCGTTGGTGAACGCTCAAGGCATTGTCGGCACGAACATAAATGCCGCCGGCGATGGTTGTATTATCAAAGAACCAATTGGCTTTAGGAGCATGCGCGTAATAGAATTCACTATCAGCCAGTCGTGGGTCGGCGATTTTGTCGCAACAAACTTGGCTGAGCCGTGACTCCAATTTGCCGCTGTCGGTACGATTCGGAAATAATATTTTCTGCCAACCCGAATTAATTAGAATGTCGTCCTTGTTATCAAATTTATAAAGTTGTTTCTGCGGGCCGATTGCCAACATGAATAAACCATCACGCCAATTGATGTCATTAGGTGTATCATAAGGTGTAGGTCTCGCGAGGTCATCAAAAGCTTTACGCATCCATTCTAAGTTGACATTGTCGACGTTGTAAAGACATCAAATTGCGCCGGATGCTTGAATGGGCGTTGGGCGTATTTATGCCGCTCAAACCACTAAATTCAACTTCGATGTTGACGTTCGTTACGGGCGGCGCGCCTTTCGGGAAGATGCGAACGATCTTCATTACAGTCGTCGGATCATAAACATCTCCTTCAGCGACTGGCTCGACGTCCTGGAAATTGAATGATTTAATGTTGCGAGGAATTGATACAGGGAATTCCAGCCTCGTCGTCGCACTACCTAGTTTAAATTGTCCCGTTTGCTGCATGACCGTCAACACGGTCTCGATCGCGGCATCATTTTCAGCGGTTGAACCAGTTTCAGGCCAGGATGCATATTGTTGATCGAAGAGGGCCCAAGCGGCATGATTACCAACCGTCGACAAGCTAGCTGATGCCACTGAAGAAATCATACACATTATAAGACGCGCGTTGTTGTATTTGAGCGCGTCACCAATACGCGGTGCATAGCTAAACAAGTCATCGGTCGTCAAGCGGAACGCTTGCATCGTGTTGGTTGAACCCTCGACGATCGGGTCATTTGAATCCGGAATAAAAGGAAGGGAAACCACAGCGGTGTGCTTTTCATTCAACAACGCCCTCGCTTTAAACGCTGACCGCAGACCCCGTCCCTGGCCAAGTGCATTGCTTCTCCTCCCAAGTTTGATTGTCCTGCGTCCCATGTTTGTTATGAATTTAATACCCAAACCCACTGTTTTTGAAACTATTGTTATTAACGATTTACTATTTACTAAAACCCCAAAGCTTTT